ATTCATTTAAATATGTTTTTATATTTTGTTTAACTGCTATGTTTAATGGTGATAAATGCTTATCAGAATTGTATCCCAATACATAAAGGTTTACCGCAAATGGATTATTTTTTTCTTTAGTATTTGATTTTTTGTTTGATAAAAACTTAGTTACTTTTTCTTTTACATCCTTATCTGATATATCTCCATCTTCTACTAAATCTTGAATCAATGTACTGAACTCAGATAGTGAATCAGGTGATGCTAATATTGATGCTGGTGAATTATCATCTAAGTTTCCATCAGCTGCAACAAATGCTTTAGTTACGTTACCAAACTTAGGTGGCATTGATAATGCTCTAACTTGATAATCCTTAGCGGTTACTGCTCTGTTTTGAGAACCAAAGTTTGCTATAGCGTTTTCTCTTATCTCTTCTAAGGTTTCTGCTCCTCTACCACCTTTAGCTGGTTGGTCGTTGTTTACTGCTAATGAATTTTTAGCTTGAGCATATAATCCTCTTTTTACTTCATCGAATATTGTTAAATCTTCATCAAAGTTAGCATTTGTTATTCTTTTAATTGTATTAGATGCTACATTTGTAGAAACACCACCCCCTACAAAATACTTAACTGTTATAGTAGTATTTTTTGGAGATTGTCCATATGATTTTGTCATTAAGAAATTAGATGGGTCAAAGGATGCGCCTAATCTATTTATAGAATTTGGTAATCCTAAACCTACATTCTTAAAGTTTGGTATTAGTAATTCATCATCCTTACCAGCATCACCACTACCAAATTGTATTGTAGTAGAACCATTTGGATTAATTACACTTTTAAATCTTCTTGGTGTTTTTATTAGTTTTAATATCGATGGAACTGTATCTTTAAATTGATATAAGTCCTTATCCTGCGTTTCTGTATTTGAATATTCAACATAAACCATCTCTTGTGCTAAGTAAGGTACTTCATAGTATTTGTTATTATTACTATCTCTTACATCATATATCTGAATAACATCAGTATCGGGTATATCTATCTTAGCAAATTCCCCAGTACCTGCTCCAAATGTTATTTCTAATTCTTTTTCTGTTGCAGATATCACATCTACATATTTTTTTACTAAGTAGAATGTTGGTGTATTAGTATCACCATCTCTTTCATAGATTGTTATTTCTCTACCATCTTCTACTGAGAAATCTAATAATTCTGTTGTTCTAAAGGTTACACCATCAGCATCAACCTCCATACCTTCTTTTACTCTTAAAAAATAATCACTATCTGGTTCATATCTTAAATCACCACTAGCTATTGGGTCAGCTTTTATTCTCGAAGGTACTAATTGATAAACAGTCAAATTAGTTACCGCTGGTGAAGTTACTTTTGGTTTATATCCCATAAACTTAGATAGTTCAAATATATTCTCTCTATCTTCAGCAGTTGTTAGTAATGATTCTTTTAATGTATCATCGATATAATAACCCAATACATCACCAACATAAGATGCCATTTCAATGAACATCATACCAGGTGATGACTCGTTAAAGTCATTGTAAGTAGAAGGGAAGTAAGTTTTTGCGAAATCCATTAGATTAGTTCTAAATGCTTCGAAATCTTTGTTAAGGTATTTTATATCCCTACCCTTATTCTTAAAATTCTTTATTTGATTATTTAATGCCATATTATTCTGAAACTACGAAAGTTACTGTATCTAACGTTTGTTGTCCTTCTAATTTAAATTTAATTGAAACCGATGCTTGATTGAAATCAGTCATCTCTTTACTAATATCAATATTTATTTCTTCTGCCACAACATATGGTAACCATTGTTCTAATGCTGAGTTTATTGTTTCTTCAATATCCTCCTCTAACGTATCTGTGGCTTGTTCAAATAACAAACCATGCAATCCACTACCAAATTCAGGTTGAAATAATCTTTCTCCTCTTTTAGTTTTTAAAAGATTAATAATATTACTTCTCACTTGTTCAGTAGTTGTAAACGATTGGGCAAAATATCCAGTGTTACCTCTTTGTAGAGGTAATGTTAAACCGATTGCAAAGTTGTTAAACTCTTCTGTATCGATTACTAATTTTTGCCCTAATTCGTAAGCCATCTCTCTTTCCTATACTATCGTTTAAATCGTTTTACCAATTCACTATTATCTCTATTCAAAATTTTATCCAAACCAGGCAACCCAGTCTGAACACCTAATCCACCAGATTGTGGTTTACTTGCTCCACCCGTTCTCATATCACCATATCCCATTTGTTGAGCCATACTTTGTCTCATATTAGATACCGCATCTGTTCCTACAGGTTGTTGTCCCGTTGGTACATTATGAGTTCCAAACGAAACTGTCTTATCATCAGCAACTGCTGTATGTGATTGAGCCGTTTCATTTAGTATTTTATTCAATGCTTGATTTTTTGTATAACTTACATTTGGCGCAGTATCTGTTCTATCTTGTTCTAATACAGCTTCTGCTAAGGTAAATGGGTCTACTTCTGCAGCTTTCTTTTGAGGTTTCGATTTAATCCTTGATTGAACCGCCTCTTCTAAAATTTTTGGGAATTGGTTTTGTAAGAAGTTTAATTGTTGTTTTTTAACCTCAACTTCTACCAACGCCTTAATAACTTTAACTAATTTTTTAGATTCCATAATTGTATTAATGTGTTTTTCTTACTATAAATATATGTTTTAAATATTTTGATGTTTTATCCCGGCACAGTAAATGTACTCCACATAATTACACCAGGACCCGGTACAGGCGATGGACCAGCAGGATATAATGATATTGTATTGATTATACCCGATACGGATGTTAGGTGTATCTGAGCTGCTGCTACAAATCCATTTATAAAAATCATAACATTTTGATTAGGTGGAGTTGGTATATCTGTACTCCATTGACCTGGATTATTACAGGTACCAGCAACAAATTGTATGTTAGCTATAGAACCGGGTGCAGGTGGTGGAGGTGGTGGGCCTGTTAGTGTTAACCCCGTCCAATATCCTAATACGGCTGGACCTAGCTTTTTTATCCAAGGAAAACTTCCTGATTGTTTTGAGAACCCTTCCCCTAAACATGCTTTAATCTGTACTTCCATTAAAGAAGTATTACCTTTTTGTATTTTAGATAAATTAGGATTTTGTGTTCCGAATGATTTTACACAATTATCATATTCCTTTGTTAGCTTTGCAGCAAAATCAGCTTGTGATGGAGAACCACCTTCGGCTTCCATATACGATTTCATGTTTTGTTTGAATATTCCCCATCCCATTTGTTATACCGTAAAGTTTTGTTTACTAAGAATAGTTTCTAATTTATTCTGTATAGCAGCATATTTAGCAGCGTTAGTTGGTGGACCTGATGGACCTGCTGGTGTTGGATGAATCTCAGCTTGTAGTTCTGTTAAGATTTCACCTAAAATATCTATTAAGGTTTGTCCCAACGCAACCGGCTCATCTTCGTTTCCATCTTCTCCTAAATAAATCTTACCCCCATCACTATTGATAATAAAGTTATTACCTTGAGTATTCCATTCCATATGGTCATTTGTTTGAGCAAATATACCACCCTCATTATCTATTGATAAGGATTTATCCGAAATAAAACCATAATTACCTTTGGAATAAAAAATCATTTCAGATTCTTTTGATGAGATAATAATCCTACCACTATTAATTAAAATTTGGTCTCCTTTTAGTTCTGATGGATAATCCTCAAACATTTCGGGCTTTGTTTCAAAATCACTCGTACCACCATCATCAACAGTACCAGGTTGATATCCTAACAAATAATCTTGACTTGTCATTGATATAATAGAACCATCTCTACTTACATCTTCTTCTACTGGGTCTGGTTGTTCTATTTCGTTTTGAGTAATATCAGATTCTCTATTTCTAATTATAATTGTTGGTGATTCGGTTTGTTCTTCATTATTATATCCACTAAACCTAATTGATTGACCAAATCTACTTTGTATCAAAGTATCACCTTCATATAATTTTAATCTATGTATTGTTTCATTTGGTGTAAAGTAATCACCATATCCACTTGTTTCTCCAGCTGCATTTGAGTTTGATATACCAGTATTAGATGTTGATTCATATCCATCCGAATTACCCTTGGGGTCACTGTCTACCTGTCTTGGTGCGTAAGTATCATCTAATGCTGATTCTGTTGAGTTTAAGTTTTGAAACTCTCCATTATGTCTACGTTGATATCTGTAAACTCCTGATATGTGAAATAAATCAACAACTTCATTTTTTAAAGGTAAACTAAAAGAAGATGTATTCATTGGATATGCAACTACATTTCCTCCACCAGAATCACTTAATCCACCCTTACCCAAAATTTTAAATTGTATAGCTCCTATAGAACTCGGTGATGTTAATTCATCAGTAATAGCTTGAGATTCTTCATCCAATATTACACCAGTAACAATAGCCGCTATAGCTGGACCTGTTGTTGGAGATGATTTACTCCTACGCCCACTACCTACACTAGACCTTCTGTTCTTCTGCATGATTAACCTTTTGTTTTAATTCTTCAACTTCATTAGTTAGTTCATCAACCTTTTCTTCTGCTTCTTCAGTTGCATCAACAACAACTCCTTCTAATTGTTGTAGTAGTTGTTCTTTTTCTTTATCAGAAAGGAAACCAGTATCTCCTTCAGCTTTATCCTTTGATGCAATCATTCGTTGTGCAATCGCTGCCATTTTAATTAATGATTCATCGTTTCTAACTGATGTATCTATTAGGTCTTTTAGTATCGGACCAATAACTGCCATATCCCCAGCATGTCTAATTACCTTTTTCATTTCAGCAATTAGTTCTGAGATTCTTTGTTTTTTGTTTTGTTGATTATCATAGATATTTTTAAACAATCCACTTAAATCTTTTCCCGGAAATAATTCAAAATCTGTACTCATAATTTTTATATATTCTCTTGTATATAAATATCACAAACAAAAAAACCTCACTTTTTCAAGTGAGGTCTTTCTATAATGTACATTTCTATTACTAGCTATTACGCCTTCTTTTTTAGAATGTGGTATAAAACGAATGCACCTACTAAACCTAATAGACCTTCGTTACTTAATGAACCTAATATACCCATAATGTTATCCACTACTGATACTTCAGGCCAAAAAGGAATCGCTGCTCCCTTAAATAGTACTTCTAATACTACACCAAGCGCAATGATACTAATACCAATTTCTGTAAGTGATTTTGCCCAATCACCAATTTTATTTAGAAATTCCATATTATCTCTCCTCTGTTTTAATTAATTGTCAAATAACTTTTCCATATTACAAAACGTCGGACATGTCAACAATAACTATAGTATATATTAAATAAAAAGTATGATTTAGATTTTAACACCAAATGGGTAAACACTATCGAGTGTCAAATACTAAATAATCTTTTTTGTAATCAAAATATTGTCAATTACTAAATAATCCAAATCACAATTCATAAATGTATCAATTGCTTCTTGTGAATCTCTAACCATAGTTTGGTCTTTTAGATTAAATGATGTATTAAGTAGTATTGGATACTTTGTAATTTTTTGATATTCTTTTAATAGTGAATACATCTTAGGATTAAAATCCTTTTTTAAAGTTTGTACTCTTGCTGAACCATCAGTATGTGTAATCGCTGGTAGTTTTTTTCTGTGTACTGGTTTTACATTAACTATTTGATTCATATATGGTATTTCTATAGTAGGTGTAAAGAATTTTCCCATTTCAGCAAAAGTACACATTGGTGCAAATGGTCTAAATCCTTCTCTTTTCTTAACTACAGAATTAACTCTCTGTTTCATTTGTGGGTCTCTTGGGTCTGCTAATATAGAACGATTGCCCAATGCTCTAGCACCAAATTCTAATTTACCCTGAACCCATCCTATAATATTACCTTCAGAAATAAGTTTAGCTACTTTTGGTAATAATTTATTTTCAGAAATAGCTTCTATGAATATTCTATCTTCGTTTTCTTTACAAACTTTTACAATATCTAATATTTTTTCACTTGGACCTAAGAATGGTGTGGTGTTATTAATACGTTCAGAGTTTGGATTACAATGATAATAAACATACAAAGCTGCTCCAATAGCAGAACCAGCATCAGATGGAGCTGGTGGTATCCAAATATTATCAAATGGTGTTTGGTTTTGTATCTTACCATTAGCAGTTCCGTTATAAGCACATCCACCACTTAAACACAAATTTTTATTACCAGTTAAAAGATATAAATTATTTAATAAGTAAAAGAAAATCTCTTCATACTTTTGTTGGAGAATCAATGCTAAATCCTTATGAATTTGTTCAACAGGTTCATGTGGTAATCTATTTGGAATACCTAATAACTTAGATAAGTTTTTATTAAACATCATCTTATCTGAATAATGATAACTAAAGTAATCTAAGTTTAATTCATATCCTCCATTCTTTTTAGTAACCAAAGTATCGAACTTTGATGATAGTGATGAAAAACTTTTAGTATCTTCATTTCCATAAGGAGCTAATCCCATTACTTTGTATTCACCTTCATTTGGTTTGAATCCTAAAAAAGCAGTTATAGTAGAATATAACATACCCAACGAGTGTGGATATTTTATAGATTGATGAGTATCTATTCCATATGGACTACCCGTTGCCATAACAGTAGTATCCCATTCACCAACACCATCTACTGAAAGTATAGATGCTGATTTAAATGGAGAAGTGTAATAGCTATATGATAAATGAGATAGATGATGATTTCCCATCATAACATTTGCTTTTGGAAAATAACTTTTTAGAGCATAAAAAGAAGCTGCTTTCTTTTTCCATGCAAATATATTTTTATACCAATATTTTCTATATATCTTTTTATTCCTATCATCCTTTAGTATAGGGTTTTCATAGAAACAAACAATTGCTATATTATCTTTGGTTATACCATTTTGTTTTGTAATCCACTCTATAGATTGAGTTGGAAACGAATTATCATGTTTTATTCCTGTAAATCTTTCTTCTTCTACAGCTGATAAAACCTTTCCATTATAAAGTAAAGCAACTGCTGAATCGTGATATCCATATGATATTCCTAATATGTATTTATCGTTAGTATCCATCCCCTTGCCAATATTCACCATCTAAGTTTTCGTTAATTGACTCACCATCTAAAAATGAATTTAACATTTTCTTTTGATGCTGCTTCATAGTGTTTACTACTTTAGTGATGTAATGTGTTTTACAATCTGTCATTTCTCTAATCAACAAATACAAATGCTTCTTATTAAAGTTTTCAATATAATCTGCTCTTCTAAATAATTCTAATACGGCATCTGCAATTTGTATATCTCTCTTCTTTGTAAATACAAGTGTTAGATTTTTATCCCAATAAGATAACATTATTCTTCTAAATTCCGTAAACTCATCATTTTGTTCTTTTTGATAAAAGTCATTTTCAGGATTCCAAGTTACAGGCATTTCTGATATTAGTTGGTTTTTTTGCCATCTCTTATAGTTTCCATTATTATTTAATATTAAATAATTTTTTGCTATAATAGTAAAGTAAGAAAATGCTTTACCTCTTCCTTCTTTAAACATATGAATCTTTTCTACCATAGCAGATACAACTTCTCTCTGAACATCCATCTTTGGTACATCAAAGTATGTAAACTTAAATGTATTCAATACATTTTCTGCTAATTTTTCAAAAGGATATTTTATCCCTTCATTGTATATCCTATTTTTTTCTTTATCATCGGTACATTTATTATAGGCAATAATAGCTTCTTGAGCTGGTGTACCAAAATACATTTTTGATTTTTTTCTTCTTGGTCTTGGCATATTTTATCCTAAGTAATTTTGGTTTAATTTTTCAATTATAGATTTGAGTTGTTGAAATACAGAACCCACTTCATCATCTGATTCAAATGAACCTCTTAAATCAATTCGTTTCATTTCTTCTAATGTATCAGTTAGTGTTTGTGTTGTATTTAACACAACCTCTGATAACGTATCTTCCAATTGTTCGTTTTGTTTGAGTAAATTCCTTACTCCATACAAAAGTACTAAATTAGATATTACGGATATTCCTAATAATATTTCTATAATCATAACTTTTTTAATTTAATTTAATATCGTATCCACTAAATTGAGCCATATACGATGTAATCTTAGTTCCGAATCCATCCTTAAAAACTTTTCCATTTTTAAAGTATCGTTTTACAGAACCCTGTCCTCCAAGATGTGCAGCTGCCAATATACCACTTTCTGAGATGTACATACCATTAACAGTTTGTCCATCAAATACATCGATATACTTTTGAAGTTTTTCTTTGTTGTGTAGTAATAAAGCCATCATTGCTTCTTCTTGTAGTTGTGGGTTATTTAAGAATTCTTCTTTAGTTACTTTGAATCCTAATCCTTTTAAAGTACTTCTTCCAAATTGATACTTACCCATGTATCCCCATTTGTTTGTGATATTATATCTATTACCACTTTCTCTGAATCCAACATCTGTTAAGAATCTTTCTAATTCTTCTTTTTGATGTTGTTTAATTTTATTTTCTCTTTCTATATCTCCAGCTATTTGTGCTTGAAGTTTATTAGAAGGTTGTTCAGCTACCGATGAATCTATAACACCCATCGAGCAAAAGGTTGTCAATACTGACAACACTATAATTTTTCTCATAAGATTTCTCCTTTTGATTGATTATATTACTACTAATATACAAAAAATATTTGATATATCCTAATTTTTTATCAATTATTTTAAGCTTCGCCCATTGGGCCGTAGTAAAGACCCTCCAAAACATCCTCATCTAAATCTTTATTTAAGTCATATTTGACTTCTATTTCTTTAGCTTCTATGAGTAGTTTGCTATATTCCTTTGCTAGTTTTTTAAATAACTCTAAGTTTTGTTGTAAGGTTTCTGCAAGTTCTTCTTTGGTGAAGATTTTCTTTTCAATCAATAAATCAATTACACTCTGATTTATTAATGCATCATTTATATTTCTTTGATTTTCGTTATTTGACATTTTTTGGTTCTGTTATCTCTCTTATTAGTTTTTTTAACTCATCGGTTGATTCATCTCCATAAACTAAATCACCAAATCCACTTTCTATGGATTTTTGTTGATAACCTAAAGCTTGTGCTAATCTAACACAAACTACTTTGAATTCATTAATGTTCATATCATCAGGAACAGATAGTTCTACTTCATTTGCTTCCCTATTCAATTGTTTCTGATTATCTTCTTCCGTATATCTAAATATTAGCTTTCCCATGTTTTCGTTTAATTATAAGATTTCAGCTCCCATAGAAAGTAAGGGTTCTGCTTTTTTGTATTTCATAAATTCAGTATCTCCACTTGGTAACTTAACCATTACTCTTTCGTTTCTACCATATTTTTTATCAGTTTTTCTTTGGATATTGTATGCTCTAGCTGAATCAGTAATCAATATACCATCCAAGTGGTCTATCTCATGTTGAGCAACCACACATTCTAATAATCCCTCATCACCAAAGTAATTGTGACCTTCTGTACCAATCTTATCTGGCTCATCTGCTCCAAACTCAATCGTACCTAAGTTATCAGTTTCTACAGTTACAGAAACACTCCTAACTGTATTCTTTGGTTTTCTCATTGTTTTGGGAAGTGATAAACAACTCTCAATATATTGAACTGCTTCTTCACTTCGTTTAACTATACGAGGATTAACTAACACCAATGGGTCTTTTACACCAATAACACAAACTCGTTTGTTTACCCCAATCTGATTGGCTGATAATCCTAACCCTTTGTGATTTTTTAATTGTGTTAGTAAAGCTGCTCCAAGTACATCTTGCTCAGCTTTATTTTTTGGTAACTCCGTTAGTGGAGTTCGTAACTTACTTACATCTTGTACTATCTTAGTCATCGAATAAATTTAATTGATTAATATTATTTACTAATTCTCTTTTGGTATAATCATCACCCATTCTTCTACGGGTTACAGTTTTACCACCATCAGGTGATTCAAAAATCCAAGCTTTTTTATCAATAAACGCTTCTTGTATTTTTTTATTTTCCCAATACATTTCTCTTACTTTTCCTCCAAGCTCCATATCGTTTGGATATTGCTCTACTAATTTATCTATATTCATATTTTCTTTATTTTATAAAATAACTTATTCCTTGTGTTTTACTTTCAACAATATCTACAATAGGTAATTTTTTACCATTTGTATATTTCCCATCTTTAAGATGTTGTATTAGTTTTGGTACATCTTCATTAGCTCCTTTACTATAAACAGTATCGTGGAAAGCTATAATACCACCTTTCTTAACAAGTGGGTGATACAAAAGAAAATCTGCTAAAGCTGATGCATAGGTGTGATTTCCATCTATAAATAAGAAATTTATATCGTTATGCTTTTCGTAAACTTCTTCTACTATAGTTTCATCATTTGATAGTCCATTATAAAATACAGAACGTTCATCATTTAAAATAAATTTATTGTAAAACTTTTTAGTATTCCTACCAAATTCTCTGATTCTTTCAAAGTTTTTTTCAACTGTAATTACTTTATCGAATAACTGTCTCCATAAAAAATGGGTACTACCAAAGTGACCTAATCCAATTTCTAAACAAGTACCATTATTGTTATTTGTTTCAATAACTTTATCAACTAAAATTTCTAATTCTTTTTTAACTTGTTGAATTCCTTTTTCTTCATTTAAGTGATTGCTAAATATACAATGATATGGATTGTATTCATATTCAATGTAGTTTCCATCGCCTTTGTCAGAAACCCACTTATCTAAAAGATTAAATATTTCAGTTTTATTCATTATTCTGCTATGTTTAAATATTTTTCTAATAACCAAGATGATGATTGTACTTTATCTCCCAATCCCCATACTGAATCTATTCCGTATGAATTACATACATCGTTTTCTGGTGTAGTTGTTTCTGTTCTATCTCCACCATTACCGAATGCAACATTACCTTCCAACTCACCCCTTTTTTCAGTATGCCATTTATGTTTTGCATGGTCAATGAAATCAATTGCTGTATCATCTCCATGTATAAGTGGATTCATTACATAAACATAATCCACATCTCTTAATGATTCCATTATAAACTTTCGTTCTCCTTCTTTCATAAAAGATTTACCTTTCTTTCTCCTTAACCAACTATCGTTGTTAAGTCCAATCCAAACTTCATCTGCTAACTTCTTAGCGTTTTGGATACATTCGATATGACCTTTATGTACAGGGTCAAATCCACCACTAATCAAAATTATTTTATATTTTTTACTCATTTGTTTTCTGTTTTCCACTCTTCACCAAATGCACCTACTTCTTTTCTATGTTCATCTGATGGGTTGTATTTTTGTGTTACATAATATCCTAATATGGTACCTGGCTCCAATGCCTTATATCCATGATAGATACCAGGTGGTATCTCTAATACTTGTGGGTTTTTATCTGATAGGTATTTAAATTCACACCCATCTTCTTCAGTTGCCCAACCAACTTTTAAACTTCCTTTTAAACAAATCCAATAATCGGTTTGTTTTTCGTGCTTATGCCAAGCTACAATATGCTCAGTTGAGTTAATATAAGATATATTTACTTGTCCTTTTTCTAAAGGAAATACATCTAATAATCTTTGTGCTCTATCATCTTCGTGATAATTCATATTAATTACTTAATGGTGCTTTAATCGATGAGTGTGATTCATAATTTAAAATCTTATAATCAAACTCACCTTCTAATACATTTACATTATCCAATCTAATTGTTGGTAATTTAAATGAATCTCTCTTAATTTGTTCGTGTGCTTGTTCTAAATGATTTTTGTATAAATGAGTATCACCCAATGAACCGATTAGTTCACCTGGTTTTAAATTAGTTTCTTTACATAGTAAAAGTAATAACACCCCATAAGATGCTATGTTAAATGGTAATCCTAAGAAAGTATCAACACTTCTTTGATTCCACATTAGAGATAGTTTACCATCGTTTACATAACATTGGAATCCATAATGACAAGGAGGAAGTTTCATTAAACTGAGTTCACCTACGTTCCACGCTGATACCATTAATCTTCTACTATTAGGATTCTCTTTTATATTTTTAATTAATTCTTTGATTTGGTCTTTACCATCCCAATCCTTCCATTGTTTACCATATATGAATCCTAAGTTACCCCAAACTTTACTAAAGTCATCATCTTCTAATATTCTTTTTTCAAAATCTTTAACATCTTTATAGTAATCATCATCTAATTCCCATTGATGAGTTCTTACATAACTACTATAAGCATCACCTGTCCAAATATGACAATCGTTCTGTAACAAATATCTTAAATCAGTTCTACCTTTTAAGAACCATTTAAGTTCGGTCATAATTGACTTGATTGCCATTTTCTTTGTTGTAAGAAGAGGAAACCCTTTACTCATATCGTGTCTGAATTGTTCACCAAAATAAGATAAGGTACCTGTTCCAGTCCTATCTTCTTTTTCTTGTCCATACATTATGAGTTTTCTAAGAAACCCCTGATATTGTTTATCTACTGTATTCATATTATGCTGTCATTCCATCATAGGATTCGAACCTATAATATACTGTTAATTCATCTCCTGCCTTTATTGGTCTTACAGAGTGTAATGTTCTTTCTTCGGTATCGGTACTAATGTAGCAATTAGGATTTTCGCTATGATTTATAAATCCACCTAATGGAGTTCGTACCCACTCTCTTCTATTAGTTGAAACTGCAAATACATGCGTTTCACCAAATATTTCTCCAGCAGAAAAATCTCTTTGTGCATATAATCCTAACCCTTCAATTGAACTTTCCATTATTGATAACCCATCGGGTAATGGTCTGTATGTATCTTCAAATTGCTTCATACAGTTAATAGTCCATAAACGATTATACTAAGTATAGTAAAAAATAATGCAACTGTTGCATAAAATCCAACCTTTGCATTATTTTCATATTGTTTTTTACTTCTACCTTGCCTAAATTCTATATCTTCTTTTGTCATTTTTCTTAAATATTCTTTACCTTCGTTATAATAGTGGTTCTCTCCTGAAATCTTATCCATCCAATGCCATTCTTTTTTATTCATAGCTTGCTGTATTTAATAGTCCACTATACTCACATTTATTTGAATTAATAAATGGTAATATAGATAATTCTTTTGCTTTAGCTTCTACCATAATATCAACATCATTACCATATGTATTGGGTATTGAGTTAATATAATCGGAGTGAGCTTGTGGTTTTAGTTTCTCATTACCCTCATGCAACATTTTTGATTCTGAATAATGTACAATTGGTGTAATACCTTTTGGCCAAGTTGATAGTGCAAGTTCTAATGCTTCTTGCTCTGATAAATCACCTGTACAGAATTTGTGGTGATGATAATCAAATACAATAGGAATACCAATACGTTCATGTATATACATCAAATCTTTTACTGAGTACATAGATGCTTTATCATCATTCTCTACAGTCAAACGAGTCTGAACTGATTCAGGCAACCTCTCAAAGTTTTTACAGAATCTATCCATAGCAGAAATCTTATCACCATACACACCATTACAATGTATATTGATTTTGTTATAAGGAGTTCTACTTAATCCTAACATATCAAATATCTCACCATGTATTCGTAAGTCAGTAATTGTATTTTCTACTACATGCTCACGCGGAGATACTAATACATTGAACGGACCTGGATGTGAAGTTAAACGTAATCCATTTTGTTTAGCGTAATTACCAGCACCAGCTAATAAAGTTTTGATGCGTGCATATTGTGGTAAATCTTTGAAGTTGTATTCAGATGCCCAAGGGAAAAATTCAGAAGATAATCTAAAACATTTGATTCCGTTCTGTACATTCCATTTAAGTATCTTACTCAAATCAGCCGCATTTAACATACCTAATTCACCAGCATAATTCAAACCTTTCTCATTGAAGGTTTTTTTAATCATACTACGATTTGTTGTTACTTTTGGTTTTTGACCTGATAAGGTCATATTAATACAAGCGTATCCTAAATTCATAATTTGTTATTTGATACTCAAATATACGAAAATAATATTAAATATCCAAGGAAATATTGAATTATTTTTTATTTTTAATATTTTTAATCCAATACTGAACTGCTTTGGGGTCATTTTGCCAAAGTTTTTTTACTTTCCAATCGAAGTTTTGGTGTTCATAATATGGTTTTCCTTGAAAGTTTGAATGTTCTTCTGCTGCTCTGATAAGAGGAGTTCCCATATTATTTAAAGATTTTTCTATTTCCTCTTTAGAAAGTTTAATCTTTTTTTTTTCAGGTGGTTTTACACCCCTTGCTTCATCTGGCAGTTTGGTTGGTTCTTCTAAGAGTTCTTCTTTTTCAGGTTCTTCATCATATAACTCTCTCTTACGGATTACTTTCTTTTTATCTACAATACCCCTATCAACTTGTAAAGCATTGTTAAAAGCAATTACAAGCGCTACTGCTAATGGGTCGAATACAAAGATAATAATTAAGATAAACCAATTAATAATAACATCCATAGGTCTATCTAATAATCCACTAAGATATTCTAAAGGACCTAATTCAGATGATACACCTTCCATAGATTCTAAATCTAATATCTTTAACTGAATAGATTGTAATGAAT